CGGGGAACATCGCAGTGAATCCGGCAGACGCACCCTTCCGTGCAGCACCCGCAGGTCAGCTGGCGCGGCGGCAGGCCGGCCTGTCGGCTGTACGGCACGCGCGTGCTGGTCAGCGCGTCCTGGGTCCGCACGTCGCGGGCCTGCTCGGCCTCGCGCGCCGCAATCTCCCCGGCGTGGCGCTCGAGGGCCTCGGGGTCTGGCACCAGCGGGCCGGTGGGCGCCGTGGGGCGCGGGCGCAACCACGGTGGCGGCGGGTTCATCTGGACGGCCTGTGGGTCCACGGTTTTCTTGTTGCACCGTCCGCACCAGACGGGATCCGTCCCGTCCTCGTAATCGTAGGTGGTGCCACAGCTCAGGCAGAGGCGTGCGCTCATGATCTTTATCTCTCCTTGGGGTCCGTGTTTCGCTTCTCACAGTCGCGGCAGTGGCCGCACTCCACGGCCGGCGTCCATCCGTCAGGGTCGGTGGGGCCTCCAATCCAGCGCCGGCAAAGGGAAATCCCGTCCTTGAACAGGTGGGCCCGCGCGTCCTTCGTGTTGGGCAGCACCGCGGGCTCGAACCATTCCATGGCTACCACTCCCTCTGGAAGTGCCAGCGGCCTGCATAGTCACCGTTCGGTCCTTCGCGCGTCTCGTACGCGCGCTGCATCCAGCCCCCACCGATCGGCAGGGCCACGTGGATCAGAATGAACCCGTCCCCCAAGGTGTGCTGGCCGACAATCCAGGCCCCTTCCCATCTGGTGAACCAGCGCGGCGTTTTCATTTTCCACCTCGAAGGCACGCGCGCGAACGCACGCGCTTGAGGGCCTCGAGCGTGGTTTTCCCGGTGGGCTTCTGCGGAACAATCCCGTTCAGGTGCAGAACCTCCCATTCATGCGCGAGCCAGTCCTGGCAGGCCGCGGCCACGTCCTCGGGTCCGCCCTCCGCGCTGTTCACCGTCAGGCTTACGGCGATCGCGGCCAGCACGGTTTTGGGGATCTCGTCAAACATCCACCCCAGCTTCTTCTGGTACTCGTTCTGGCTTGATCCTGCGCGCATCTTGTCGTCCTCCGCTGCGTTCGTTGTACTCTTATACTACCACAGTTGTGGCAATACTCAATAGTCAAGCGTGAATAGATCACAATCTATGACGCCGTAAGTGGTTGACGCAGCGCGTCATACGTCGAGGCTTCCGTTTTCTCACAAAAAAACCGGCGCGCTGATCTGGAATGCGCGCCGGTTCGTGGCCCCCCGGGCTCGTCGCGGCGTCCCGCGTCCCGGGCACTTCGTTTTTCTCTCTAAATCCCCCTCTGGGATTCGAACCCAGACGCGCGGGCCGGTGCTATCCGCTGGCATACCAATTAGCCGAAGGGGAAGGCCGATCCTCCCGGTGGAACTGTCGCCCCACTGGGTCGTGCCGGCAATGGGTGGGGCGGGAATCGAACCCGCTCCGGCGGCTACGTCCCGCGAAGGCTCGCGCCGCCGGCTGTCCATCCCCTCCCGCTGGCCGGGGATCATGGCCCCTGACGCCGGCCCTCGTCTCGCGCCCCATGTGGCCAGAGGGCGAAGGCCTTCGAATCGGTGGCCACGAAATCCGCCGGCGGGGCAAGGCGAACTGTTCAGCCAAGCGTCCCGGTCGAGAATCGTGTTCCGTCGAATAGCGGGGGAAGGAATCGCACCTTCGTGGCGGCCTTATGAGGGCCGTGACCAGCTGCTGGTCCACCCCGCGGTTTGCCGGCTTGCGGGCGCCGGCGGGCCCTCCCAGGCGGTTCTGGACCCGGGAATGAACGGCCGCGGCCTTCGCGCCCCCGGTGTCGCGTTTGGGGAAGCGCATGGGCCACTCGGCCAAGGAAGCGTGTTAGGGCGCGCCGGGCTCCCCTGTGTCAACAGAAAAACCGGCCGAGGGTGTCTCGGCCGGTCCATTGGCGGGGCCCGGGATCCGCGGTCCGGGGCGTTCGGTTCATCGCCCCGGCGTGCGCGCAGGTTCACTCAGGACGCGTTTTCGTCTCGGCTGGACCAGTCTCGAGCAGGGCCACGGCAGGCGCAGGGCTGGCCGCGGCGACGGGGGGCAGCGGGGCCGGTGGCGCCGCCGGGCCTGTAGCCGGCACGGCAGGCGGGCCACCGCTCACCCCCACCTTGTCCACGGCCCACTTCACCGTCGCGGCTTCCCCGATGTGGCTGGCGTACTGGGCAATTTGGCCCTTCAGCTCGGGGTTGTCCTCGACCTTGTTGGCCACCGTCTTGAACGCCGTTTTCATCTTCCGGTAGGCGTTCAGCGCCCACAGGGCCACCCCGGTTATCAGCACGCCGGCGCCTGGCACGGCCTTGTCCGCCAGCGAGCCCAGCGTCTTGGTGAAGAACGTTTCTATGCCTTGCTGGATCTTCTCTCGTTGGTCCAGGTCGGTGTTGGCCTTCACGATCGTGGCGGTGTGCGCGGTGGGGGTGTACGGCACGGGGTTGGCGGGCGGGCCCTCGTAACGCTCGATCACGGCGCTTCCGGCTTCAATGTTCTTCCCGGCGGTCCGAATCGCGGCCGCCAGGGCGTGCAAGTCCGCGGCGGCCTGCGGCTGCGCTTGCTCGAGGGCGGTCGCCAGTCGGTCAATGGCTTCGGCGTCGGCCTGCTGTTGTCGGGCGGCGTCCGCGTTCAGGCGGTTGGTTTCCTTCAGCGTCTCGGGCGCGCCGCACCCGGCGAAAACCAGGGCGGTCAGGATGAGAAGCACGGCGGCGGCGTAGCGGCGTGGCAGCGGCGGCATGGCAGAAACTCCTCGTGGCTGGTGGTCCTGGCCGGCAATCCCGGTGGGCTCCATGTCCACCGTCCCCGGCTCAGCTCGGCCGCCCGTCGCTTCCGCCACGTTCTTTCCCGTCTACTTCCAGAAGTGCAATCCCAGCCCGGCAAGGACGCCAAGGATAACAAGCGCGGCGTTCCCCACCAGTACAATGGTCATGATCCTAACCTTGAAATCGTGAAGCTCGCGCAGCTGTCGGTCCCGCGGCTCCATTTCCTTTTCGTTCGCTTCCTTCGCGGCCTTCAGCTCCTTGAACATTTCCTCGCGCACGGCCTGGAGGCCCTTGTTCAAGTCCACTTCCTTGACGGCCCCGCTGGTGGCGATCAGAAGTTGCGTGATCTGCGTCGTCTGGGTGTCCACTCCGCGCTTCAGGTCGCGTAGCGCGGCCCAGACCCCATCCCGCCATTCCTGTTCCAGGTCTCCCGGCGATCGCGCCATGCCGGGTGGCGGCGTGGGCATTCCCCCGTCAGGCCTGTGTGGTGCCATTTTGTCGTCTCCGTACTTGAGGTCCATGTAATCCAGCAGCGCGGTGTCCGCGTCGTCCCGTTTCGCTGTTTCCATCGGTTCGCCCTCGAAGTCCGCGCCTATGTGTATTCCTCAACGATGATCAGGCCGTTGGTGCCGTCGCCGCCGGCCACGTTCGTGGCGCTTGCGCCGGACGCCGCGCCGCCGCCGCCGGCTCCGTTTCCGGTCGCGTTTGTTCCCGCCGTGCTGGCCGCGTCGGCCTGGATGCGCACAAGGCCGGATCCTCCCTTCCCCATGACGCTGTGGCCGCCGCGGCCGCTCAGTCCGAAAATGTTCGTGACCGTCAGCGAATCCGCTCCCGCCTCTCCGGGAATATCCACCTGGCCGTTGGTGGCTCCGGTGGAAACCGCGCCGCCGGCGACGTGGCTCGTCGTTCCGTCCCCAGTGTCTCCGGTGCCGGGGTTCCCGCCTTTCGCCGTCACCATCGTGGTGCCGTCCGTGAAAGTCGAATCTCCACCGGCGGTTCCGGGGTTGGCGCCGGCGGTCCCACCGGCGCCCTTCGCGCCCACCACCGCGGAGAAAACGGTGGCCGCGGTCACGGCGGTGTACTCGCGCTCGGCGTAGCCTCCGGCGCCGCCCCCACCGGCCGCGGCGACGTTCGTGCCGGCCGTGCCGTCGACGCCGCCCCCGCCGGCGCCGCCAGCCTGCACCATCGCGCGCAATCTCCGGGTCAGCGGGTTCTGGGTGAACGTGTGGGAAGCTCCGTCCGTGTACGTGATGAAGCTGCGTCCGATGTACACGCCGGAAGGGATCGTCATGGTGGTTTTTTTCTGGCCGCTGGCGTCCAGCACAAACCACCCCTGGGTGTCCGTGAAGTGAAGCGTTTCGCCGGCGGCCAGCGTCACCACCATGAGCACGTAGGTGGTGGAGTTGTCGTTCCTTCTGATCGTCACAGTGGCGGCCACGGTGTCCGCGTTGTAAACGCTCAGCGCGTTGACCTTCCGGTAGTGGCCAGAGGCGGGCGCGGCCAGGATGTCCACCGGGTTGCCGCTGTTGGTGTTCTGGAACGTCGCCACCGGGGTGAACCCGTTGGCCGTGCTGTCCACGGCGTCCACCGTCACCGGCAGCTGGTTCGTCGTGATCGCGCCGGCCAGCAGGACCTGAAGTTTGCTGGTGGTCAGGTCAAGGATCATTTTCTAAATCCTGAAGGAACCCAGCGTGCGCGCCTGGGCCTGGGTGGTGTGGAGGTTCCAGCTCGTGCCGTCGAAGCTGTACAGCGAATCCGTGTCCTTCGCGTATCCCTTGTCCCCGTCCGCGGCCGGCGTCGTGGTGGGGAGCTCGGCGGCGGTCGTGCAAAGGAAAAAGCGCACGGCGCGCTGGCTGTTCGTGTTCGTTTGCAGGTAAGAAATGATCACGCTCATGCGGCCTCCGCGATGCTCGTCTCGAGGCCCTGGGCCACGATGTCGTTGGCCGCCGCGGTGCCGTTCTGGCCGGCCACCGCGACCACGATCGGCGCGGCCGTGGGGTTGTTCAGCGCCGCGACCAGCGTCGTCTGCGGCCCCGCGCCCACCATGCCAGAGGCGAAGCACGTCTGCGTGTTCGGGGTAGCGGTCTGTACCACCTTGGCGGAAAGGCGCCAGCTCAGCCCGTTGGGGGCGGTCGTGACGTCGTTCGTCACCAGGGGCACGCCGCCCACCAGCAGCGCGACCGTTTTCACGTTCGCGTTGGCCGCAAAGGTCCCCCAGGCTTCAATCTGAATTTCGGTTTTCGGCGCCGTGATCGTTCCGGCGGAAATCGTCGTGCTCAGAAGCGTGTGTTGCGCGGTGTCGGCCGGCGTCCCCACGGGGCCCAGCGCGTTCACAATGCTGGCGCCGGGCACGATCGTGGAGAAGTACAGCTGGCCGGCGCCGTCCGTCAGAAGCGCGTCCCCGGCGGCGCCGTCCGCCTGCGGCAGAATCAGCGAGAAGACCAGCTCGCCGGTCCCGTCCACCCGATCGAAGCTCAGATTTCCGTCCGGGTCGGCGCCCCACCGGTAACCCAGCAGCACGCCGCCGTCCGCCAGGTTGGGCAGGCCGGCTCCCCAGTACACGTTCGGGCCGGCCAGCACGTGGCCGGGGCTCGCTTCCACCCAGCCCGGGTCCAGGTCCTGGTCGATCAGGCTCATGTCGCTGTCGGCGCTCAGGTACACCACGCCGCCGGGTCCGCTTCCGCCCGGGTAGCGCTGCGTCCTGGGAAGGGTGGTGTACTCGATCCCCGTCGAAGTCGTCAGGAACGGTCCGCCCGGGGTCGCGCCCTGCGCGCCGTAAGCCTCCATGCGCAGCACCACCGGCGCCGTACGGTCGAACAGCTTCACCAGCGCGGGGTCGGGCTCCATCCAGTGGCGGTAATCCGTCACCCCGTTGCTGAAATACTGGGGGCGGAAGAGGAACCCCGGGAAGCTCGTCATGATCCCGGTGGCGGCGAAGCGGTCGCGCTCGCCGCCCTGGGTCGGCGTCATGGTCGGGGGAACCCCGTCCGTGTAGGCGATCGAAAGCCACCCGCGTTCGCGCAGGTAGCCGGGGCTCGTGGTGTCGCGCGGGATCCCGCCGGGCACGATGTCGCCGCCGCCCTCGCCCTTGAAGGGGAAATCTCCCCCTCCCGGGTCGCCACCGTCCGGCGGCGGGTTGCGCGGGGGGGTGTTGATCGGCCCGGTCGGCCCCAGCGGCGGGTAATTCTCCTCGAGGGGAAGGCCCAGCTTCTGCCGGCGGATCGGGTCCCAGATGTCGGGTTGGGGAATGAATCCAAAATCCGGGTCTCCCGGGTCGGGGTCCTCGGGCGGAAGGCGGCCCGGGTACGGCGGCTGGCCGGTGGTCGGGTCCCACGGCGGCGGCGGGGGCGGCTGGCCCGGTGTCGGCGTGTCCGGCTGGTCCGGCTCGGTGAAGTAGCTGTCCGCCTGCCAGCGCCAGGCGCCGGGGCGGTTGCTGTCGAACCAGTCGTGGCGCGCGCCGGCGTCGAAGCGCAGGTGGACCACGTTCACGTAAGGCCCGCGCACGGCCGGCTTCACCGGGCCCTCGAAAATCATCGGCCCACAGACGCCGGCCGCGCCGCTCCCGGTCGCGCCGAACCCGTTATAGCCGGTGTCGATGTTGTCGGCCGAGATCTCGTACCTGTTGTTGAACGTCCACAGCGTCCCCAGGTGCTGGTGAAGGGGGAAAATCGGGTTCCCGTCACCGTCGACGGCCAGGCGGTGGTTGGCGCAGCACCCCATGGCGAAGGGCCCGTGCGCTTCCTCGCGGCACAGGTGGGGTCCGCCGCCCTCGAACGCGGCGGGGCCTGTCATCCAGACCCACCCCGCGAAGCTGTCCTCGAGGCCGGTCAGCTGGTCGTATCCGCCGCCGAAAGCGGCGCTCCCGCCCAGGTTCCAGGCCAGCACGTTGTTGTCCCCGGTCAGGCCGTCCGCCTCGCCCCAGCTCTTCATGACGTCGGGCTCGGGCGCGTACGGCCCTTTGATCACCCGCATCATGCTTTGCAGGTGGGCGGTCCGCGCGGGGTCGATCTTGGCTTCGCTCGTGGTGTCCGCGACCAGCGTGCCGGTGGTGGGGTCGCCGGCGAAGTTGGGGGCGGTCAGCCGGTTGTCGCACGGGAAGAACAGCGGGAATTGGGCGTTGTTGTCGCTCCCGGCCAGCAGGATGCCGCGCGTGCCGATCGCGTACTTCGGCACCAGGGTGTTCCCGTCCTGGTCGGCCGCGGCCAGGACCTCCACGGAATCGTACGACGTGTCCGGCTCCCATCGGTCGTTCAGCACGGGCAGCAGGTGGAAGGAGGCGGGCTTGTCGGTCGGCTGGCCCTCGGGGCCGCCGGCGGCTGCGTCGTCGGTCAGGTCGTTCTGCAAGGGCGGGTAGCTGGCGCTGCTCGAGCTCTTCGTGGACGGCGCCGGCGTGCCGTCCGCGTGAATCCCCAGCTGCGAAAGGGGGTCGCTCTCGATCGGTCCGTCCAGGTCGTTCGGCCTCTGGTCGGGATCCTTGTTCGGGCTCGCGTCGGGCGCCGTGCTCTTCTTTTCCTTCGCCACCACCGCGGCCCAGGCCCAGCTGAACCCCGCCAGCGCGCGGCCGGCGGGCGCCGGGTCAAGCGAGCCCGGCCAGGCGAAGACGTTCACCACGTCGCCGGTGGCGCGCGGGTCCAGGTCGTATCCGCCTTCCCCGGCGTCGGTCGTGTCGGTCGCGTCGTCGTCGTCGCGGTTCACCACCCGCGTGGCCATGATGCACGTTCTCCAGTCCACGTCCCCGCCCTTGTCCTTCCAGTGGTGGTGCTGGAGGGCAAGGAACCCCAATTTTCCGTCGCGGCTGGAAGTTACAAACAAGGTTCTACCTCAGCGGGGGGGTGCGCATGACGTGGGCCCTGGTGTTCGCGTCCATCAAGCTGCGCGGGTCCATGTCGGCCAGCTTGTCGGGAAGGGAAACGATCGTGATTCCGGGGCCCTTGGGGTCAATGGCGTGGGTCACTTCCTGCACCCAGCCGGCGGGCTCGGTGCCAGCGGCGAGCACGCCGGCGCCCTGGCCGCCCATGCGGTCGCACAGGCCGGCGTACACGCGCGCGGCGTAGGCCTTGGCGATCGCGTTCAGGCTCGCTCCTCCGGTGTCGCTGTTGAAGTCCAGGTTAATGATCAGGTCGTCCAGGTTCGGCCGGCTGTCGGGCACTTCGGGAATTCCCAGAAGGCTTTTGATCCGGTCGCGCGCTCCGTCGAACCAGGGGATTCTCGCCGTTTCCACCCCGGGGCCAATTCGAATTTCCATGACGGGCCCGTAGGCGTTCGTCACCCCCTCGGCCGCGGCGTCGGGCAGAATGTCCTTCACGTCCTCCGGCCGCACCACCACGCGAACCAGCTTCTGGTCCGTGTTCGGCGCCCCGGGAATGGCGGTCAGGATGATGGCGCACTTGAAGCGGGGCACCAGCGCGGGGAATTTCCCGTTTTGCACCCGGCTGTTGAACGTCACCGGGCGCCGGCTCGTCCCGCGCGCGAAGGCGGCCACGTCGGCCGAGGGCAGGGTGTCGCTGTCCATCATCCCCGGAAGGATCTTCTCGTACAGGTTCAGGGGGTGCATCTTGAATTCCAGGTGCACGATCCCCTGGTCGCTATCGACCACGTTCACGGTGGCCGGCCCCACCCAGGTGTCGCTGTCGATCGCGCCGTCCGCGCCGCCCGGGTAGCCGGCCACGTTGGTGGCGTACGTGGCCTCCCCGGGCTTGTATCCCAGGTCGTGCTGGCGAACGAAAAGCGGGGTGGCGTAAACCTCGCACCGGTCGAAATACGCGGTGGCGCAGCTGCGTTGGCCGCTCACCACGTCGATGCTTCCGAAGCGCTTCCCTTCAATTCTCCAAAGGCGGTCCATGATCCGCCGGTTAATGCGGAACGTCTGCCGGTAGTGGCGCTGAAGGGCGGCAATCCGGGCCGTCCACGGGTGGAAGGGGTCCAGTCGGCCCAGCATGGAAAGCGGCCCCCACAGGTCAAAGTAGGGGTTGAAGAGGCGCTGCACGATCGCGTGGTCAAGGTTCTTTCCAATCCGCGGCGCCGGCCCCCAGGCCTTGAAAGCCTGGTCGACCGTAATCCACGTCCCTTCGGCCACCTTCTCCCCCGTCTCGAGCGTCAGGCTCAGGTCGGGGCTCGGCAGGACGTTCTCCATGTCCAGCTCAATCTCGCTCTCGGGCACCAGCGCGCTTTTCAGCGTCCCGTTGGCGAAGGCATCCTTGTACGTCCGGTTTTCAATGTAGTTGATCCTCAGCTCGGGCTCGGCGCTGAAAAGCACGTGAACCTCGCGCGGGCGCAGGGCGCCGTTGTCCACCATGCGCACGTGGCCCTCGCCCAGCAGCTCGGGGCGAATCTTCTTCGCCACGGCCTTGTCGCCGCCGTCCGCGCGGCTGTACACCACCACGTTTCCGCTGGCCGTCAGGCGCAGCGCGCCCACGGGCATGTAGGACAGCAGCTTCTGAAGGGCGGCGTTTCCCTTGTCGGAAATCTCCACCCCTTCAAGCGGAATTTCTTTCTTGATCGCACCTTCCTTGATCGCGAAGCTGAAGGGCTCGATGCCGGCGCTTCTCTCGGCGTCCTGAAGCTCCTTCAGCACGTCCTCGAGGGCCTCGTGGGGCGTCCACTTCCCCGCGGCGCCGGCGTCGGGGTTCTTCATCGTCCAGGGCGCATACCAGAAAACGTCTGGGGTGGTCGTCAGCTCCACCCGGTCGTACTGGTCCACGCGGCGCACCCCGATGCGGCGGCGCATGTTGTAGAAGCGCTCCACGTGGGCGTAGCTCCACCAGATCCGCCGGTCCGCCACCTTGATTTTGTAGCTGTACGGGTCCACTCCGGGGCCCACCTGGATGATGAAAAGATCGTCAACAGTCAGGGGCGGCCGGCCTTCGATCTCCATGTAAAGGCGCACCCCGCGCGGCGTCCCCACCGTGTAACCCTGAAGGATCTTGGCCACCTTCCGGGAAACCTCGAACGTCTCAATGACGGGCAGCACTCCCTCGCGGAAGCGCCACCGCGCCACGGATCCGCCGACGCACGGCTGGCCGGCAAGGGTAACGGTCGGGGTTTTCATTGGGGCTCTATCCCACCTGTGGGTTGTCGGGGTCGGCGTCTCCACCAATCCCCACGGCCTCGAACTCGTGGAAATACTGCCACGTCGTCGTGGTCGTGCGGTCGGAAATCACCAGGTTTCCGCCCAGGCTCTGGCCCTTCTGTCGGATCTCTTCGGTCCCGTCCTTCGAAAGGCGCGCCCAGCGGCCGCCGCTGGGGCCCAGCCGCATGTACGAGAGGCCGCTGGCCACCGGGTCGGTGTCGGGGTCGCTGAAGTCGGGCGGGTTGCCGCTCTCCACCGTGGTGCCGTCGCCGCCGATCACGACGCTTTTCGTTTCCACCCGCGTGCGCGTCAGGTCGGGGAACCCCGGGTAGTACATGCGCGCCCAGCGGTCGCCGTTCAGCACCGGCTTCAGGTTGGGGTTGTCCAGCACCTTGTCGGTGGTGGTCACCTTCATGGCAATGACCGATCCGGTGGTCGAACCCTCGAGGGTCAGGACCGCGCTCAGCCGGTTGGTGTCCGGGAAGAACTTCACTTCGCGCTTCACCACCGCGAAGGCGCCGTCAAGGATGGAAGAGGCCTGCGCGCCCACCCAGTCCTTGATTTCCTCCCACTTCCCGCGCACGTCCGTGGTCAGCAGCGCGTTCAGCACGGCGTCGTAGGTGCACACGGCGGTGGCGAGGCGCGTCACGCTCTCTTCCGGGGAATCCCCCGGTGCCTCGTCAATCCTCGAAATCACCAGCGCCTGCGTCTGGATCTCGGGGTCGTCCAGGGCGGCGCCGGCCTCGCTGTAAATGATCTGGTGGTACACGCGCGTGAACTGCAAAACCTTGTCCGTCTCGTTCCTCACCACCGTTTCCGGCTTCAGGTTCGCGTACGTGATCCCGTACTCGGCCAGGCGCGCGGTGCAATAGGGCCCGATCCCTGCGTCGTAGTTGTCGCTCGCGCTCGAGCCGGGGGTGGCGGTGTACGTCCCGGAAATCGTCAGGACGGCCATGCGCGCCTCGTCGTAGGTCAGGGCCACGTCGCTGTTCCTCCGGCCGCCGGTCCCCAGGTTGTCGGCCGGCATGCCGAAAGTAATCTCCACCGTGTAGAAGCGGCTGTTGGCGCTGTCCCCGAATTGGCCTTGCTTCACGATGTGGGGATCGCTGTCAAAACCGGTGTTTCCGGTGTGGGAAAGCGTAAGGATCGTCAGTCCGCCGTTCGTGACCAGCAGGCTCTGGCGCGGCTTCCTGAAGGCGGCCTCGGCGGCTTCGCAGAGGCCCACGAAAGTGGCCTTATCGGGGTGGCTCACCACAAAGGTGAAGTCAACGCTGGAAACGGCCGCGCCGATCCGATGCTGCGCGAAGGCCTCAATCGGCCGGCCCGTGGCGCCGCCCAGGGTGTATCCCCCGAAGTCGATCGCGTACTGTTGGGTTTGGGCCATGGGTTCCTCTACTTGTAAAAGCTCTGTTCCAGCATCTCACCCAGCGCGGCCTGCAGGCGGTCGCTCGAGTACTCCTCCCCCAGCTTCTCGGCCATTTTGTGGAAAGCGCTTCCGTAGGCCTCGAAGCTCCGGCGCGCGGTGTCCCCCTTCAACATCCGCTGTTGCTGGTTCAGGTCCATGAACAGGCCGAAAACGTCTACCAGGTCGCTGGGGCTCATCCCCTCCCCGAACAGCGCGGCGGCCTTGAAAACCTCGATGGTGTCCATGCCGGCCGGGACCACGCTCTGAATCAGCGCGGTCCACTTGATCATTTCGTCCTCGAATTTCTTCATGCGGGGCTCGACCTTCTCTTCGAACAGGAGGCCAAGGCCCTGGCGCAGGTCGCCCCACCAGCTCAGGTCATGGGAGGAATCCCCGCGCAGCATCTGGACCACTTCTTCGTGCACGTATCCCCGGATGAGCGGGGAAAGCATCGTGGCGGTTTCCAGGGTGTTCATCACCACGTCGTACGCTCCACGGATCACCCCACCCAGCGTGTACTTCGAATCGGTGTCCTGTTTCCTTTCCTCGGTTTTCTCCCGCGTCTCCTTCTCCGTCTGCACGTCCAGGCCCTCGAGGGCCGCGCGCAGGCGTTCCAGCTCTTCCTCGGCCTCGCGGCTGTCCAGCTTCACCGCAATTCGCGCATCATCCGCTTTGATCATACGCTCACCCCGGCAATCGTCGCGGCCGCGCTGTACTTCTTCTCGGCGCTGGGCGTGTTGTTGTCGGGGTCATAGGCCATGAAGAGGCTGTAGCTCCACGTGCCGGCGCCGGGGGTGTCGCTCTTCGAACTGGCGCCGGCGGCGAGGGGAATGCCGGTCCCCGCGCTCGGGCTCGCCGGCGGCGTCGAACCGGCGGCGCGGCGCAGCACGGGCTTGTACGTGTCGAAGCGGTCGGGGGGAAGGAGCCAGGTCAGGCTCACCGTTCCGCCGGCCACGCTCGCGCGGAAGCGCCGCGCGGCCTCGTACGTTTCCAGGGTCGTGTGGATCGCTTTGAAGTTGAGCTCTTGGGCGGTCAGCATGAAGTTGCCCTGGTCGCCCTGGACGGCCTTGCTGCGCACCTGGCCGGCGCTGGTGGCCTGAAGCGTCAGCCCGTTGGCGGCCGTCACCTTCGCGGCCACGGCGTACACGTCGGGGTGAAGCTCGAGGATCCCGTGGCCAAAGGGCGTGCTGGTGTCGCGGTTCGCTCCGATCAGCGACCGCTCGCCCAGCGCGTCCCCTTCCACCATGTTGAACAGCAGCAGGGTAATGGTCCCCTCGAAGTAGTCGGGCTGTTCGCCGTTCCCCTCCGGGTCCACCTGTCCTTCGGAAGGAATGATCATGCACACGGGCTGCACGGCGTCCTGCACGGCTTCCTTTTCCGGGGCCACCGAAATGAAAACCGAATCGGGGTGAAAAACGGGCTTGTTCCCCGGCACCCCGGCAAAGGTCCGCTCTTGCAGCAGCTTTTTCAGCTGGCGCGCGATCTGGGAAAGGGTCACTGGCGAACCTCCGTGGCCTTGGCGCGCATGCGCTCGGCCGCCCCCTTCACCACCACGTCGGCCAGCATGTCGCCCCCGTCCAGCGGCACGTTCAGCGCCGCGGCGGCCTCGGGTCCCTGGACGGCCGCGGCCAGCAGGAGGGCTTCCTGAAGGCGGATCCGGTTGCCGGCGGCCACGGCGGCGTCCTTGGTGTCCTGGTCCAGCAGGCGCCACTCGTTCCAGCTGAAGTGGCCGCCGGCGCGCTGGAAGGCCTCGAGCTCTGCCACCAGCAGGTCCATTTCCGCGGAGCTCAGCGCGCCGGCGCCCTTGAACAGCAGGGCCACCACCGGGTCGAGGCCGCGGTTGGCGCGCGGCGGCGTCTTGGTGTCGCTCAAAGGGTCATCCTCTCGAGGAATCCCACGGCGTGGCGCCGGGTGCTGTCGTCGGGAAGGCCCATGAAGGAAACGGCCACCCCGATTTCCTTCGTCAGGCTGGCCTGCATCCTGGCGGCCTCCTGGGCGTGCGGGAACGCCCTGTACAGCAGGAATCCCTCGTGGTGAAGGGGGGCGGTGGGGGCGAAGAGCAGCTTTACGGTGGCGCTCACGTCCGTGGCGAAGACGCCGGGCGGCTGGACCCCGCTTCCGAATTCCTGGTTCAGCTGAAGCGGCAGGCCTTCCACCACGGTGGTGTTCGGGAAAAGGGCGCTCACCATGTCCTTGTCCCAGCTGCGAAGCACGGCGTGAAGCGCGCTGGCCTGTCCCAGGCGGATCCCCTGCACGTGGCCACCGCCGCCGCCTTCGTCCACCACCATGCGCACGCGCTGGCCCAGGTCAATCTCGATCGCGCGCACCACCCCCAGCACCGTTCCCCCGTACGGGTAGGCCAGGGAAAGGTCGGTGGGGTTCACCACCAGCGTTCCCGGAATCCTCTTGATTTCGTCGGCGTATGCGGTGCTCATCGCCACCACTTTTTGAACCAGCGCCACAGTTTCTTCATGGAGCCGGGTTTTTCCCTGGGTTTCGGGTTGCGCAGTTTGTCAAGGGCATTCGCCTGCGCCTCCCGTCCTGCCTCTTCGATGATATCACGGAACTTCAGCAGGTCCTCGGGCAGGATTCCAAGGAACGGGCGCGCCAGAATCTCCTGGGTGTAGACCTCAAGGTCGAACAGGTGCACCATTTTGTCCCGCACCGTCCGGCCGCGTTTCGTGATCAGGAACGCCGCCAGCTTCACCTTGAAGTCGCGCGTGAGCACCTTGGGCTCGCTCTCGCCGCCCCACTGGTGCACGGCGGCGTAGGGAAGCGTCGTCCCGATCGCCACGGTGTAGGCGTTCGGGTAGCTCAGGGCCTTGCTCATGCTGTTGAAGCTGCGCGCCAGGATCCCGCGGTCCTTCAGGGCCGGCCGGTCGTCCCAGCGGCGTTCCTTCACCCGGCTTCCCTCGAGCAGGTCCTGAATCGCGCCGGCCACGTTGAACTTGGGCGCCTTCTGTTTCGGGTAGCGCGCCGGCCACTTCGAAAACAGGGACTCGGTGGCGAAGGCCTTCTGGGTGCGCGTCATCATGACCACGCCGATTTGCTTCAGCAGCTTGGCGCGGCCGCGCTCGTCCAGGGTCCGCTGAAGGCTCACCACCACGGTGAGGGCTTCCTTGCGCCAGGCGGCGATCGGGGTGTTTTCTACGGCCACGGTGGCCCCTTAGTCGCCGGCCATGGTAATGCGGTCCTGGGTGTCTCCGTTGTTGTCCGGCACGGCGCGGTTGAACTTGGGGCGGTCGAAGTCCGGGCGCACGATCTGGCCGCTCTGTACTTCCGGCGTCGGCGTCAGCTTCGAGCTGGTGGTGGGCTTCACGCGGTTGCGGCTCGTCACCTTGGCCAGGTCCTTCACGAGCAGCTTCCACTCCGCGAATTGCTCCTTGCGCTCGGCCGCGCCGTTCTGGCGCTGAAGGAGCACGGTCACCCCGTCGACGGCAACGGTCCAGATCCGTTCGTCGTTGTCGCCGTCCGCGGCGTCGTAGTCGAGGCCGGCGAAAATCCGAATGAAGGCCTTTACGCGCACACAGGCCCGGTCCACCACCGTGTCGTTCTGGGAAAGGCTCCCCGTGTCGTCAGCGTTCGAAAGCTGGCGGCGGCGCTTCTCGGGTAGGCTCTCTTCCCAGCGCGTTCTCAGGCTCACGGCGGCGGCCTCCGGTTACTTCGTGTGCTTCGCGTCCTCGATCGCGTCCTGGAACCCGGCGGTGGCCAGGGCGATGGAATACGCGGGGTGGTACTGCATGCCATGAAGGGCTTTCTTCAGGGCCTGGTAGTCCTCTTCTTCAAGCGTGATCTTCATTCGGGCGTCGGTGGCGCCGATCTTTCCGTCCACCTTGGCCGGCTTCTCGAGGGCCCTCAGAATCCGCAGCGCCTTGGCCGTGTTGGGCCACTGGCCGAAGTCCTTGGTGGCCTCGATCATGTCGCGCACCCAGATCTCGAACGTCACGATGCGGTGGGTGTCCTTCGGCGCCTTCTCGTGCTCCCACTTGAAGGCCTCGGGAATGATGATCGTCCGCATGTCGCTTCTTCCTCTCGTTGGGGTCGGGCGAATCCTATCACAGCTCGCCTATGCGGCGAGGCTCTGGCGGGTCGTGACGGCGGTTCCTCCGGTTTTTCCGCTGGCGGATCCTCCGGCCGTGGCGGTGTTGTTCGTCTCCGTAACCACGCCGGTGCGGGCGTTGATCGCCGTAATCCGGCCGCCGGCTCCGGCGTTTCCGCCGGCGCCGTCCTGTGCCGTTCCGCCACCCTTGTTCCCGCCGTTCCCTCCGGCCCCGCTCGAGGCGTCCAGGACGTTGCTCGCGCTCCCGACCAGCGTTTCGAAAACGACGTACACCCATCCGCCCCCGCCACCCCCGCCACCCCCGCCACCGGCGGCGTTCGTCACGTTGGTGTGGCCGTTTCCACCGACGCCGCCAGCTCGTCCCTTCGAGGAAATGGCACCCGCCGCGGCTCCGGTCAGGGCAATGCTTCGCGCGAAAACGATGCACGGGCACCCGCCCTGTCCGCCGGCGCCGCCGCCCCCGCCGCCGACGCCGGCGCCGCCGCCCCCGCCCCCGCCCCCGCCGCTCCCGTTTGCGCCGCCGGTCAGCAGCGCAGCGGCGCGCAGGAAGGCGGTCATTTTCCTTTTCGTCCCGGTGGCGTTCAGGGTCGGCGTCACGCCGGTGCCGCCGGTGTTTCCGTTCGAGGCCTCGCCGTTTCCGCCGGCCCCGCCGGTCCCGGATCCGCCGCCCGCGTTCGAGGTGAGGGCGCTTCCAGCCTGTCCCACGCCGGCCTGGGCGGTCGTTCCGCCGCTCGCCCCGGCGCCGGCGCCCGTCGACGTTCCCACTTCGGCCGAGGCCGGCACGGCGCTGGCTCCGGTCAGGGCTTGGCCGCCGGCTCCTGCGGACGCGCTTCCGTTCACTCCGTCGTTCGATGGGCCGTAGCCGCTTGCCGTGATCGCGTCAGCGGGCGCGGCGGTCAAATCCAGCAGCACGTTCACGAAGAGGGCGTATCCCTTCGTCACAATGCTGGCCGTCCCGGAAAGCGTCAGCGTTCCCAGGTAGGCGTTCCGCGTCATGGTGTACGTGGATCCGCTTTTCGTGGCCCAGCTCGGCGCGGCCGTCGATCCGTCCGTCGAAAAGTCGCCGTCGCTCGCGTCCCCGAAATCGGGCAGGTCCACGCCGCTGGCCAGCTTCGGGCCGGTCACAGCTCCGGCCGCAATCTTGGAAGTCACGATCGCGGAATCCTGCACGTCCGCGGCCACCACCACCTTGCGGTCGAACTCTCCGATGCCGCCGTAAAGCATGGGCTTAGGCCCTCACTTCCTGTGCGACCAGGTGAAGGTGCGTGGTGGCGCTGAATTTCACGTCGTACTTGTAAGCCGGGTGCACCACCCAGCTTCCCGTGAACCCGTTCCCGCCCGTCACCGCGACCGCGCTCTGGGTCTTGGCAGTGGTCAGCAGGTTTCCATCCAGGTCATAGACCAGCAGCGTCAGGTAGCCGTCGTCGTCCGCCACGCCGGCGAAGTTGAGCACGGCCAGCTGTTTGGGGTTGTACAGCGCGTCCGTGCCAAGGATCGGCGTGTCCGCCGTCACGCTCTCGTGGCCCAGCTTGAAGGCAAGGACGCTGCTCATGGTTTCCTCTACGAGTGGTCGGCCCACGTGATCGGTGAACCCGTCGCGCCGGTCCCGTGCGGCATGTACGTGCTTTTCGTGTAGGCGAACAGCCGCTGGATCTCGCAATCGTCCACGGCCGTGTCCTCGAAGCTGTACTCGTCATCGAACATGAAAGGATCTTCGCCCCCGTCGACCGTGAGGTACGTCTGGTCGAATCGGTCCCACTGGTACAGCTGGAAATCGTCCAGGTTCAGGTAGCCGCTCCCCAGGCCCTGGACTTCAATTTCCACGTACAGCGGGCTGGCGTTGAAGTTGCGGAACCAGGCCTCCTCGTCGTCCGGTCCCACCAGCAGCTGCCACCCCACTTCGGTTCCGTCAAAGGGCGTGCTGTACTCCACGTTTCCGACGCGCACAATGATCATGGCGCCGGTGGCGGCCACCGCGCTTCCGATCTCGGTGTTCCAGGCCATGCGCGAGAAGTAAGGCCGGTCCGGGTTGAACTTCGCCGCGCGCTGCGTCAGGTCCTGGCGGAAAAGGAAATTCCCCGTGACCTTCAGGCTCGAGGGCGTGCCTTCGCCCTGGTACGTCCTGAACTGGTGGCCGTCCGCCTGGTCGCACTGCGGCAGGGTCCCGCTCACCAGCTCCCATCCGGTGAAGCTGTCCACCGCGGGCACGTCGCCCACCACGGCGCTGAAACTGGGGTTCTGAACGAGGCCCTGGGTGTCGCGGCACGTGCGGCCGCGCACTTCGGCGGAAAGGCCACTCCCGCGCACCTGAAGGCGGTACGGGCTCCTGGCATCGCCCCAGATCTTGAAAACCTCTTCGCCGCCCAGCGCGTCGGCGCCGCTGTACCGGTCGCGGATGCACTGCAATTTCTTCAGCTCGGGGAACCCGCTCTCGATGTCGTAGCCGTAGGCGTCCTTGGTCAGCCGGCGAATCACGCCGCTGCCCTGGTTCGAGCTCGGTCCGCTGGGCGCGCCGAACGTGAATTCGCGGCTCTTGACCGTGATCCCGTTGTCGATGCACCAGCGGTAGAGGCGCTGGCACAGGGCCGCGCCGCCCAGCTCGGGCACCTGCATGACCTGGCCGTAGCTCTTCAGCATGGCGTCGAAGGACCGCGGCCCGGCCGTAATCGCGTTCTCCATCCCGGCCACCACGTCGCGCAGGCCGCCCACCAGGTCCACGTTGTAGTCGCCTTCGGGAACGAGGCCGTTCACCAGGTCCAGCAGGTTGGTGGCGGCGCTTCCCCCTTCGTCCATCAAAAAAATCAGAATGTCCGCGAGGCGGGCAATCTGATCTTGGACCGTGGCTTCTGTGGGCATGTGGTCGGCTCGTTACGCGGTGGCGGGCTGGCGCAGCTCTTCCGGCACGTTCAGCAGCGGCTTGCCGGCGCTGTGGTTCAGGATCTTGTTCGGGTCGAAGAACGCCGGCAGGAGCGGCATGCCCTCCGGCAGTTTCGCCAGGGTCGGTGGCGTCGGGGACATGATGTCGCGGTTCAGCTGGCGCGGGTTCTTCACCCGCTGCATGAAGGCGAAGAACGCCACGGACCGGTCGTCCTGCGCCGGCTTGTAGTAGACGTTCTTCTTCGTTTTCTTCTGCACCTTGGTGGGGTCGATCTGGAAGAACTGGTCCAGCACGTCCTTCTTCACCTTGGCCACCTGTTTGGGCGTCAGGCGAATCAGCTTCCCGCGCATGCGGTGGCGGAACTGCTCGCCGTCGCCGCCTTCGCGCGGCGGGTCGAAATACTTCGGGAAGTCGATCCCGGCAATGTGCACCACGTTGCTGGGGCACTTGTCGATCAGCCCGATGTAATACCAGTCCTTGTTCTCGGGCTCCACCGGCGGAAGCGTCACCGTCACGCTTTCGGTGGGCACGCTCTCGGCCTCATCGACCACCAGGTCGTCGGGGGTCGCGCTCGCGGTGGGCGGCGGCGCCTCGGGAACGTCGGCGCCGGCGGGGTCCTTCTGTTCGTCGTCCTTCCCCTTGTTCTTCGCCATGGCTCAGGCTCTCCTTTTTCTCCGGCTGTCGGGTGGGAAAACGGCCGGCAGGCGAAACCTGCCGGCCGTTCCCAGCGAATCGTTTTCGGCTTTCCGCCGCGGAATTAGCTGTTGTCCACCATGACGGTGGCGTACGGGAGCATGATCCCGTAGCCGTAGCGCGCGTCCCACTGCATGCCCACTTCCTTGGTGCGCTTCGCGTGGCCGTCGTTCGTCATGTCGTACGTCACTTCCCGGACCTCCTGGCGCAGCAGCTTGAAGAACGGCTTTTTCGCGCGCGGGCTCTGGAGGAAGAAGTACAGGTTGTCGTTCGTCACGCGGCTGGTGAGCCACAGCTTCACCTGGAGGCCGCTGTCCAGGATGATGTTGGAAACCGCGGCCGCGGCCACGTTCTCCGTCCCGGCCACGTTCTTCAGGATCCCGATCGTCCGGGCCTGCTTGAAGGCCTCGGAAATCACCTTGCTGTTGTCGATGTTCGCCACCAGCACGAGGCCCTCGTCCACCATCTTGGGCTGGAACAGCGGCTGGCCCTGGCCGTCCTTGAAGCGAAGGAAACGGTTCTTCGCGTCGAAACAGTACTCCCGGATGATGTCGCTGGTGGAAATGTCGCCGCCAGTGATCACGTTGCCGTCCGTCACCTGGAAGCGGTCGCCGCCTTCGCCGTCCGTCGTGCTGTACAGCGGCGCGCCGTCCGGCGCGTTCGGAATGCTCTCGAGGAGCTCGGTGTCGCTCGCGTCCTGCAGCATCTGGAACAGCACGCGCTCGTCCAGCATGCTCATGTGCTCGGCGGTGTCCATCACCCGTCCGCGCAGGCTCTGGGTCTGGTCGTCGGCCTCGTCGTTCAGGTGCCAGTCGGTCCCGATCACCCAGTCGCGGTTCTGGATGGAGAACTGCACGGCCTTGAACGCCTTGTGGGTCGCCACCTGGCCGCGCTTCCAGATCACCGGGTGCGGGGCCGCCAGGTAGTAGCCGAACAGCTCGGTGAGCTTGTTCGACGGCACGTCCATCTTCATGAGCTGGCTCAGCTCTTCCTTCACGCCCTTGTACATGGGCTCGTACGTGTCCCAGAAGTCGGTGCGCAGGCCGGGCGTCAGCGTGCTGCCGGATTCTACGAGCTGCATGTTTCAGGCTCCTTCTGGGTCTGGTTCTCGGGTGTTTTGTGGCACGCTGTCCGGTCGGCCGTCGCTTACTACTGGTCCAGGTACTCGTTCGGGGTGTAGAGCTCGATGTCGCCCTGGTCCACGCCCCAGAAGCGCTTCACGGTCCCCACCGCATCGCTGCCGGCGGTCGGGGTCAGCGTGAACGTGTTTTCGTCGCTGGCGTACACCTTGTTGCCCACCTTGTCCTGTGCGTCGAGGCCGGCGATCGCCACGCGCTCGAGCACGAGGCCGCCCTCTTCCACGGTGCACTCGGGAACGGGCAGGCCCGCGGCCGGCGTGGCGTCACCAAGGACGCTCTGCTGGGCGAGGCCCTTGAAGTCGAGGTCCGTGGCCGTGGCGTTCGCCCACGGCTTCAGGAAACCGTCGCTCTGGTCAAGGCCCACCAGGCTTCCGGCGTAGATCTGAACGCCGTCCGCCACCGGGTACGCCGCCGGGTGGCCACCGTTTCCACGGTCGTGGTTCTGGTAGAACGTCGCGGCGACGAGGGCCATGTCTCTGTCCTCCGGCTCAGGTGGTGGTTTCTGTTCTCAGTCCAGGTCGGGCACGGTCGGGTGGGTCGCGGCGTGGCCTAGAACGTCCGGCCGGCGCCGATCTCCTTCGCGGCGAAGCGCATCTGCACGTCCACGTGGCGGGCGGGGTCGCGGTCAAAACCCTTCTTCTGCATCGCCAGGGCTTCCTTGTAAAACACCTGGGCCTGCGCGAAGAGGTTCGGGTCGTGGGCGTACTTCTTCAGGCACTCCACGTGCATGAGCTCGCCCGCGCTCGGCGTCCCGGGGGGCGTGCTCCCGTTGGCGTCGTCGTCAATCCCGTGCGGGTCGTCCGGCAGGCGCTTCGCCAGGACGGCGCTGAAGCTGTTCAGGTACTCCTTGCCCAGCTTGGCGAATTTCTTCAGCTGGGTCAGGTCGTCCTTGTCGAGGTTCTTGCCCTTCAGCTCGCCGTCCAGCTTCTCCTGCACCAGCGTGTCCGCGGCCTGGTCGGCCCGGAACGCGGCGATTTCCTTCTGCGCGGCCCGCGCCTCGGCGGCCATTTCGGCCATGCCCTTCAGCGCGCCCTTCAGCTCGGCGCCCATCTTGGCGGCGGCGGGGTCCTCCTTCGGCTCGGCCGGGGGCGCGGCGGGATCCGTGGGCGCCTTGCCGAGGTTGCCAAGGGCCGCCAGAATGGCGTCCTGTCCTTCCGCGATCCTCGTCAGCAGCGCTTTCATGTCGTCGTCTCCCAGTGCTTCGGTGTCCTGGTCGGCGTCGTCGCCGGTTCCCGTGGTTTCGCCCTCACCCTTGCAGGTGGGGCACAGCTTCTCTTCGCCGTCGAACCCTTCGCCCTTGCACGTCGGGCAGGGCATCGGCTGGCCGTCGTCCTCGTCGCCCTTCACCGCGTCCTCGGTGTCGCCTTCGGCCGCGGGCTTCTTTTTCTTTTCGTCGTCCACCACCGGCGGCGCGGCCAGTTTCGCGCCCTTCAGGCTGAACGTCGCCACGCCGCCCTTGCCGGCATAGACCACGTTCTTGATCGGCATCGCGCGGTAGGCCTCGAAAACCAGCTCGCGCGCGTTGCTCTGGGCCACCTTCTCCCCGATCGTCAGAAGCTCGAGGCGGAAGAACGGCACTTCGTGGTCCAGAAGCGCCAGGCTGTTGATCTCCGGCGCCTCCCAGTCGAAAACCTCCACGCTCCGGTACGGGAACTGGAAAGTTTCGATCATGCCGAACTTGTCGCCAGGGACCAGCAGGTCCGCGAACGTCGCGTCAATTGGCTTCCCCTCGTACTCGATCGTGCCGACCTCGGTCAGGCGCATGAACCCCGCGGCCTGCGCCTTGTCGCCCCACGAGTGGTGGTGGAAGTGAAGCGGCGCGAGGTAGCGGTCCTTCGTCTCCCGGTCCTTCGCGCGCTCGAGGGCGGCCAGCATCCATTCGCGGCCGATGTCCTTCTTGTTCCCACGTTCGCCCTTGGGCACCGCGCAGAAAATCGGCACCCGGCGAATCTTGAAGAACTTCACCCCGTTGACGGAAATCTCCTCGGCCGTGTAATTCCCGCCGGGGATCTCGGCGCCGAAAATGTGGGGTGCCAGTCGCTTCACAGGTGCCGATGCTGATTCATTCCGGCCCCCGGCTCCATCCACTACTGAATTTCTACTGAACGGCGCGCAGGCCGGTCCGGCGCACTTCCCGGCGCAGTTTCTCCCGGATCGCTTCCAGCACGAAGCGCGCCTTGGGCACCCCCGCTTTTTTCACGAAATTGTCAAGGGCATAGAACAGCGGATGGGGCAGGTCGGAGGTCACCCGGGTTTTTTCGCGCTTGTTCAGGGCCATGGGTTAGAACAGGCTCCCCGCGTAAATCAGTAGGT